TATCACCAGTGGCACGACTATTGCATGCATATCTCGTGTCAAGTTTACTTTACATACATGTTAGTATGCACTCACATGCCTTGACTTGTCAAACCCCCCAGCCATCCTAACCACATACTTAGCCATCCTAACTATCTCTTGATAATCAAACACTTACCCTAGCTAACCACCTCTTTCACGACTACCACATCCCACACTGTTTGTCAACATGTCCACATACTGTACGTCACACAGTACTGCGATGGCACTCCTTGCACACTTGGCACACTCCTTGCATCAATGTGACGTAGATTGTCACTTCTGCGTAGATTGTCACTATTATGTGACGTAATGCGTCACTTATGCAATACCTATGCCAACACATTAATAATGCTATCATCCCTTTAATATCAATGACTTAACCCACTATTTCGAAAGTTGGCACATCACATGCATTACCACTAGTACATTCACTGACTACTGAGGTTTACTGATATGCTTGAGTTCTTCCTTTACATTACTGAGGTACTTATCTATTCATTCGTATTCATAGGTATCTATATAGGTGCTACACTTATCAATAGATACTTCAACAATAAGTAGTAGTGAGTGTGTTTACATTAACTTTTATAGGAGATAGGGTAATGACTCATATTGAATTCACCATTTACTTGTTTGGTTGCTTTTACATAGGTACTCTGTTGGGGAAGTATATTATCGGACCATTAATAATACTTATGTTTTCAGATAAGTAGTTGACATGCTAATGCGCATACGATAGGATGTGCGCATTGTCGTATTAACTAGGCTCTAGAGAGGTCTTGTTTGTTCTTACTCTCTATGGTTAACAGGTGTAGCTAAGCTACCGATACTACAGAACATCGACCGATTGACTTTGTTGAACGTGTACTTGAAAGGCTACCTAGGTAGTTGAGTAAGGGCTAGTAGGCATAAACGTCGGCTGCTTAGGGGGACTGTAACATCCATCTAGGTGTAGGGGCAAGCGGGTACGAATCCGCCCACCAATGAGAGGACTAGTACAGTCTCTCTCGGCAGAGCTGCAAGGCAAGTAGATGGTTTACTTGTCTTGAATAACTTTACGCTCACTTCAATTCGATTCCACTTATTATACTAATCGTTGATACTATTACACCTGTAACACTGGGACGTATAAGTATTAGGCGAGACACGCTGAGTCTGACAAGCTCAGTCTGTTAGTAAGTGAGAGAGGATTAATGCTATCATAACTAGTCCCTTCTCACTTACTAATAACCATAGGTAATCATACAATGAGAATCTTTAAGACTAATGGCATATGGTACTTCATAGGTACTAAGTACCAAGGTGCACATGCTAACTTTAATGTGTTAATCACAGAAGCCAAAAGAGCTGGGGAGTAACTTATGAACAAAGTTAATGGATATGAAATAAAACCCTGTGCTGACTTAAGGGGTGCTGACTTAAGGAATGCTGACTTAAGTGATGCTGACTTAAGGAATGCTAACCTAAGGAATGCTGACTTAATGGGGGCTAACTTAATGGGGGCTAACTTAATGGGGACTAAGTTAAGGAATGCTAACTTAATGGATGCTTACTTAAGGTATGCTCACTTAAGGTATGCTAACTTAATAGGTGCTAACTTAATGGGGGCTGACTTAAGGAATGCTAACTTAATGGATACTAAGTTAAGGAATGCTAAGTTAATGGGGGCTGACTTAATGGATGCGGATTTGAGGTATTGTATAGGGAATAATCAAGAAATAAAGACGCTACAGCTAGATGCGTATCAAGTCACATACACCTCATCGGTTATGGCTATTGGGTGTCAACAACATACTATAGTGGAGTGGTTTGAGTTCACTGATGCAGATATCTTCCAAATGGACGAAGACACTGCAACGAGATGGTGTGATAAGTACTCGCCTATCTTAGAAACTATATTTAAAACACAAGGCATTAAGACCACTTAATGCTATCACGATTCATAAACAATCAATCAACTAACTGGAGTAACAACCAATGAAAACATCAACTAAGAAAACTTTTAAAGCTAACCTTCAAACAATCACTAAATCAGGTGAAACCGTCCGAGTAGCTGTTCAGAATGCTTGTATCCAAGCTGTAGAGCATTACTCTAAGACTGGGGACACTGGTTTTTTAACTAGTCTAATGGAAGTTGCTAAGGCTAACCGAGGAATTAGAACATTAACCTTACAGAAGTTTATCCAAGAGCATGCAAATGTTAAGTACTCTAAGGTTAAGAATGCTAAGGGTGAAGAGATTCATGTATTTAAGAAGGCCACTGGTAAAGGTGGTGAGGTAGTAGTGCAAGAGATTACTACATTCTGGTATGACTTCACCAAAGATGGGGAAGCTGTTGCGGAGGTAGATTTTATAGCCCAAGCTAAAGCATTATTAAAGCGTATGTCTAACAATGAGAAGCCTCTGAAAGATGGTACTCAAGAAAAGACCGAGGAGTTAGCTGCGCATTTACAATCGATCCTAACTGCATAGCATGGGAGTAAGCTATGAACAAGGTTAATGGATATGAAATAAAGCCCTATGCTAACTTAAGGCATGCTAACTTAAGGAATGCTAACCTAAGGTATGCTTCCTTAGTTGATGCTAACTTAAGGTACGTTGACTTAAGTAAGGCTGACTTAAGGGATGCTGACTTAAGGGATGCTAACTTAAGGGCTGCTTACTTAAGGGATTCTGACTTAAGGGATTCTGACTTAAGGTTCGCTCACTTAATGGATGCTAACTTAATGGATGCTAACTTAAGGTATGCTAACTTAATGGGGGCTAACTTAAGGTATGCTGACTTAAGGGGTGCTGACTTAATGGGTGCTGACTTAAGGTATGCTAACCTAAGGCGCGCTAACTTAAAGGGCGCTAAGCTGCCAGATTACTCCATCGTTCCAGAATGTGGTAGCTTCTACGGCTATAAAAAGACAACACATGGTGTAATTAAAATCCTAATCCCTGCTAAAGCTGAGAGGGTCTCTACATTAGTAGGTAGAAAATGTAGAGCTAGTCATGTTAAAGTTATTAGCGGTGAAGGAGTAGGAGGTGCTAGCACTATGAGGGGGGGTGTAATTTACTACCGAGGAGCAACCATACATGCTGATAAATTCGATGATGATATACGTGTTGAGTGTACACATGGTATACATTTCTTTTTAACAAGAGCAGAAGCCGAAGCTTGGTAATGCTATCACAATCAATCAACTAACTGGAGAATAACTATGGACGAAGTACTACAGAAGGCTATCGAAGGCCTTCTAAATACAGTAAATCAAGCGGGGGATTTTGTTATTGAACAAGCCCCCGAAGTCATACAACAATGGATTACATTCACAACTGTGTATAGTGCACTATCTATAGTAGCCAATGTTGGCGCTTTAGTTATATGCTACTTAACTGTATTCAAGTGGGTGGATCAAGATACTTACCGTGGCGAGTGGTCAGTTGGTAAACAGTGCAGTGGTGTAGTTGGTGGCATAGTATCCTCGTTTTGTGTCACTAGCATTATTTTCAACACACACAAACTACTTCTTGTCACTATCGCACCAAAGGTGTTCATACTGCAAGAAGCTTCTAACCTAGTGAGGTAATACTATGAGTACTAAAGCTGAGAAGTACGATAAGGTAGCTACTCCCTATAGTGGGGAGCTGTTCGATCTTAAATCGTTAAAGGCAGAGGATGAGTTACTCGAGATAACTCCATTCGATAGCGATACTGAATGCTCTTGTGTTATCGAAGTAAAGAGTGGAGAGAGAGTACCTGATTTTGTATGCAGTAAGTGTAATGGTACTGGTAAGTATCGCACCTTATCTCTATACGAGAAAGCTATCATAGCTAAGGCAAATAGGGGTTCTTAGCCCCTTGATAACTATAGGTTATTAAGTTTACTATTTATGTAAGTAACTTAAGCCTTTAAGTCGCATCTTAAGGGCATATATTACTTAGACAATATATTCAATAAATAAGTTCAATATTATTTTAAATTAATACAGGAGATACTAATATGAGTGTTAGTTACAGATTCGTAGATAAGGAGGGTAACCGCCTTATAACCTCTAAGTCCAGGGGTTGGAGTAGTGCAGGATGCTGGGGGGTATTGAAACAGTTTAAGTATAGTTTCGAAAGCTGCATCCAGCACTACGAAAAGTTTTTAAAGATGAGCCCTCATGAACAAAGGTTTTACCCAGACTCTTACAGGAATGGTAGTGCAAATTATCTTGGAATACCTTTAGATACGAAACTGGAGGATATAACTCACTTAGAGTACCTAATGCCATTAGCTACTTTACGCAGTAAAACCAAGGAGGAGTTTTTGGTTTGGATACAACATGTTGCAGACTCATTGCCTATGTGGTTTAAAGACTTCAGTTTTAAAAGAGAAGGTTCGGAGTATATAGCCTCGGTGGATTGTTCAGGATCTTTTCTTCGTAACTACAATGCACTTAGATTCTTAAGGTCTATTGTGTATAGATACATAGGTAACCAACACAGAACAGAATCTATCCCAATAGAGGCGCTTTTAGTTTTTTCAGAGGCATACTACTACTCTGGTACTACGTTCAAGTCTATAGGGCACATGGGAGATAATGTGTGTGTCCCTTTTAGACACTTTGACTCCTTAAAAGATGTACTTGAAAGAGTTCACTCTGGTCCTATAGAGTGTGGTTTCGACACTCCGTTATTGTTTCAAGATAATAAATCTTTAGATATCCTTAAAGTGTCTTACGGCACTACTTACTATCCCTTAAGTAATGCATTCTTAACCACTACAGAGAGAATGGGTGGAGAAGCTATTGGGGATGATCAATCAGTCCCTTCATACATCCCAAGGTATTCAGATGAGTACATCGAAAAAGCTAAGGAGGCACTGGCATGACAAAATCAATAGCATTAAAGACTAATGTTGTGGAAACGACCATCGGATGTGACCCTGAGGTATTTTTCCTAAGAGGTGATAACGTTTACCCAGCAATAGGTATGATTGGTGGTACCAAAGAAGAGCCGATCCCTTGTAATGGAGGTGCATTGCAAGAAGACAATGTAATGGCAGAGTTTAACACTGATCCAGTGATGAGTGCTAACTCGTTTGACCAAATTGTTAAAACTGTTCTATCCGAAGTAGAAAAGATTGCTATCACGAATCAATGTACAGTTGGGACTCAAGCATCGAAGAATATTAATCAAATAACACTCGATTGTTTTCCTATGTCTAAACAGTTTGGATGTGACCCTGATTATAATGCTTACACTATGAAGGTGAACAAGACTCCTGACCCAGAAAGCACATTAAGGACTTGTGCAGGGCATATTCACGTAGGGTATGATGTTGATGGAGGCCACAGTATGGAAGCTTCCAGTTACCTAGTTAAGTACTTAGATGCATACGTAGGGACTTTTTGTGTACTCCAAGATAAAGATACCAGACGCATGAGTAGGTATGGCAAAGCAGGAGCATTTCGGCCTAAACCTTATGGCACAGAATACAGAGTTCCTTCTAACTTTTGGATATTCAGGAGTAGCTTGCGTAAGGAGATGTTTAAACGCGTACGAGAAGGATACTTAGCAGCTAAGATGGGGTACTCTTTACCAAGAGATGTAGCAAGGGCTATTAACCTTCAAGACAAAGCAAGATGCGAGGAGATACTTAAATGCTTAAAACGATGAAAGGGTGGAAGGAAGAATTTTCTACTTCCATGAGAGCAGCTGAGGGGCACCACAGCTTAGAGGACTTAGGGAGATTACACAGCAACTCCATTGTGACTTGTAATGGTAAAAAATACCTCCTCAGAGGAAGAGCTGTTGTTGGGAGAAAGACTGGAAAGATATACATTGAAGCTAGAGACCTCTCAAAACCTGAACCTACAACTAGACATTATCTACCCTTTGAAAAAATAGATAACAAGTTTCCTGAAGTTGGGTACTACAACGTCTCTGTCCTCGCTCCAATGCGGGCAATCTTTGTAGACAGGATTACCTCTCAAAGGCAATGGAGGTATGGATTTCATGAGTCTATAGCTAGAATTTCTACACCATTTGTTCCTAAAGCTGCGGATGCCTTACACTTTTTCTTTAGAGACATAAGACATATCAATCAAGAGCACACAACGACTCTTATGGTGTACTCGCAGTGTGATGACAACTACCTGCCATTCGATGAAGCTATGCATAAAATCTCTCGTAACCAAGCGATTTCAGTAGCTTTGAGCAATAAGGTAGCTATCTCATTATCCCCTTATGACAACTCGATTGGCGTGTTCTTGATGGGTGTTGAGGTAGGAAGTGTAGACCCTTCAACTGGACAGTTACATATTTTCAAAGAGTGGGCAGAAGATTCAATAAAGGAGGTGTGCAATGCCTAATGCATCAAACATTGCTAGCGTGTTTAGCCTAGCTGCTGCAGATTCGCTTGTGAATAAATCATCAGCACTGCTTCTATCTGATACTCGTGTGGGGATTGAGGTAGAAGCCGAGTCTCTTAGACGAAACAGAGACTACTACCAACACACCCCTTCGCCTATAAGTGCTTACTGGAATGTTGTAAGGGATGGCTCCCTAAGAGGATCTTCCAGTGCAGAGTTTGTGTTTAAACAGCCACTGTTTGGTGAAGACGTAGTGAATGCTTTGACAACTCTACATGAGGAGATAGGAGACTTGAGGCCTTCTGTTAGGACTAGTGTACATGTACATTTAGATGTTAGAGATATGACTTACCAACAATTACTAAATCTAGTTATTGTGTACCTACTTGCAGAACCTATAATGTTCTCTCAGGTAGCCAAAGAAAGGGTTCATAACCCGTACTGTGCACCATTGAGATCTTGCAGCACTTACCTGTCCAACATTAGACGTTGTTTAACATCAGACGATAGGGATGGGTACTATAGTTTCTTAGGTAATTCAGCTGGTAATAAATACACAGCTTTGAACTTGCTGCCTATGGCTACTCAAGGCTCTATCGAGTTTCGTCACAAGGAAGGGACAAGTGATGTTAATGCTATCATAGATTGGCTAAATATAATATATTGCATTAAGAACTATGCAATGTCCTGTGATGACATATCCAGCATTGTAGATGTTAATGGGATTATGGATGACTACCAAGGGTTCATATTAGAAGTCTTTGAACAGGCTAACATTCCAGCTCTTCCTGTATTAGCTTCACAGGCTGAAAGGGATGCAGGAATATGTGTTAAAACGATGCTGTATGATGTCAGGGAGGACTTAGTAGTTATGGGTAGATCTTTTGACAAAGATTCCCCTTTCTGGGAACTCTGCCAAGACGTTTACGAAGAACATTCTGATTACATCCTGCAAATGGATACAACAGCTTCCGCAACTAGGAGACGCGGCACCCCTTCCGCAACTAGCAGACGCGGTAGTAGACTCTCAGGCACCCATTCGTGGATTACTACTGGGCCATCCCGTACATCCACAGACGGGCTCGATGTACTACTTGGAGATCAAGATATACAGCGTACAGTAGCAGAATTTCGGTCAACATTTACCTCAACAGATTAGATTTTAACTAGAAACAGGAGATATACATATGTGTGGAATAGTAGGAGCAGTGGGCTCCGCTTTAACTTATAAAGTAAAGGAAGCGTTCTTAGACTTATTAGTCTTAGACACCATTCGTGGAGAAGATAGTACAGGGATGGTTGTAGTAGATAATTCTCTCGATACAAGCTCTTTCAAAAAAGCTGTGGATGGTTTTACATTTACTCAAATGAAGAAAACCAACAAGTTGCTGAACAGAGCTACCTCCCCTAGGCTTTTACTAGGGCATAACAGAGCTGCTACGAAAGGGAGAGTCACTTGTGAAAATGCTCACCCATTCAAATCAGGTAACACTCACCTTGTTCATAATGGTACGTTAACATCTTGGTTTGATTTACATAATGCTAAAGATACTGATGTTGACAGTGAAGCTATCTGTTTTGAGGTAGAAGAGAATGGAATACTCCCTACTGTAGCCAAGCTAAAGGGGGCTTATACTCTAGCTACCTACGATGAAGAGACTAAGATATTCAGTATTATTCGGAATGATCAAAGACCTTTGTCATGTGCTAAGCTCAAGGGTGAGGATATTATGTTCTTTGCAAGTCTCCCAGATATGATCAGGCTGGTTGCCAGTAAGTACAAGTTAGAGTTGGAGACAGACCCTTGGGAGCTTAAGACAGATACATTAGTCGAGTTTGATTTGAGTAGAAACAGTAAAGATATTGCTACAAAGTTTAAAGTTACAAAGGATGTCCCTGTATATACACCACCAAAGTTTACAAAGGGAGGGACATACAGAAAAAAGTTTCTTCCGGCGACTACGAAGATTGGTTCAACGAACAATGTAGGTTCTACGAAGGGCGCTACTAACAATCTGAGTAGTCTCCGAGATAAGCGTCAACAGAAGCAACAGACTGTACTAACAAAAGATTTTGGGTTAGCTATGAACCAAGACGTAGTAGGACTAGTCACTTCTTTCCAATACTTTGATGGGCAGTCTAGTGTTAAGCACAACAAAGGCTTCGGTAAGATTTTCTTTGAGTGGTGTAATCCTAAGAAACCTTACGACCGCCAGAGGATGGTATCTTTTAGAGCTACTATGGCTGACTTCTTGAAGTTCAAGAATGAGTATGTCCACTGTACAATCATCGGAGTGGCTAACATCAAAAGTAAAAACAGTGTAAAAGATATATGGGTTCCTATGATTAAATTCGCTGATGCGTTGACAGAGGAAGAGCATGATTCTTTTTGGCAAAGTTGCAACTGGGATTCTGAAATTGTCATAGAAGATACAACAGAGGAGGGCACCCAACACACTCTGGTCGAATACCTCGGCAAAGAGGTTACTACTGAAGAGTTTAATAAAGCCGTTAAAAATGGGTGCTGTGTCTGTAGTGACCCTATATTTCCTGCTGACTCAAGCGACGTCGTGTTAGTCATGGAAGAGCCTGTTTGCAAAGGGTGCGCAACAGATCTAGCTTGGCAAGCAAAGAACACTGGGGAAAGCATAGAGGAATTGTTAACTAAATGAAAGGGTGACCCCCAGTGGGCTCTATTAGATGAAAACAAAGATGAGTATTGCCGGAGTAAGAACAGAGTTGAGATACAGAGCATGGCAATATGCTCTACAGAATCCTCAGGATTCAAATACTCTGTGGCAATGGCATTTCAAACAGAAGGAGTAATGAGTGAGTAAACAACATACAGTAGCAGTATATGGTTCTTTGAAGAAAGGTTTTGGAAACCATAGATTGCTTACCAATGCAGAGTACTTAGGTGTAGACAAAATCGATGGATGGGATATGTATGGACTAGGAGGGTTCCCCGGAATAGTAGCAGGGGAGGGTTCTATCCACATAGAGGTCTACAAAGTCGATGATGAAGAGATGGCTAGATTAGATATGCTAGAAGGCTACCCATCTTTTTATGATCGTAAGCAAGTTTCTACACAGCATGGTGATGCTTGGGTGTACTTCCTAGCTACCCCTGAGAATTACATAGATACCTGTGCTGTAGTTCCTACTGGGAGGTGGTAAGTGAGTACAATAAGGTCTTTCGTTGATGAGGAGATAAAAAATTTTAATAAAAGTTTGTTAGCTTTAATAAAAGCTAAGTACCTAGGCAGAACTGTCCAAGTGATGGGTCTTAACAAAGGTGTGTGGGTAAAAAGTACCGTAACCGTAAAGACGATACACCTAGACTCAAACTACAGTATCCATATAAACAACATCTGCCATCACCAAGATTACCCTATTATCATAATCTAAATTTAGGAGGTACTAAACTATGAGAATACTTCAATACAAGAATGGCAGTAAAAGTGCTAGGGAACTTTCTACTGCACTTGGTTGTCTAAGACTAACCCGTGAGGGTAGTAGATTTAGGAATAACTACAACCATGCGATTATTAATTGGGGGTGTAGCTCTTTCGATAACTCATTTCCTGTCACTACTTGGATAAATAATCCAGAAGCTGTAGGTAGAGCTAGTAATAAGCTATCATGCTTTAGGGCTTTGCAGGAGAAGATCCCTGATAACATCCCTGAGTTTGCTACATCCCCTCAAGATGTTGATTGGGAGAAACCTACTGTAGTTAGACACAGGTTGACAGGGCATAGTGGGGAAGGTATAGAGATTGTACCTGAAGGGCAAGAACTCCCTAGAGCACCTCTTTATGTAAAATACATTAAGAAGTCTAAAGAGTTCAGGGCACATGTAATCAACGGGAGGGTTGTAGATGTTCAAGAAAAACGTAAAAGACGTGATGTTGAAAATGATCTGGTGGATTATCGCGTGCGTAACAGCAGTAATGGTTGGGTGTATTGCAGGGATTCTGTTAATTACGGGGATCAACTTGTGGATATTGCTGTTGATGCTGTTGATTGTCTGGGATTGGACTTTGGAGCGGTAGATATCATATATAACAGGCACTATGACAAGTACTACGTACTAGAAGTCAACACTGCTTGTGGAATGGAAGGTTCTACAGTCACCTCGTATGCTAATCACATACGTAGACTGCTTTTAGAAAAGGGGGCAAGATAATGGATTTGTACATGTTAATAGCGATTTGTGGGGTGTACGTAATAGGTTTTGTAGCGACTAGTGTTATAATAAAACCAAAACCTTTTCACCAAGAAGATTTTATAATCATATCTGCTGCTAGCGCGTTTTGGCCTGTAGTCCTTGTGATTGTCTTACCTGCATACGCAGTATATCGACTCAGTAAATGTATTAATCAAAGTACTTGGGGGAAGGAATGACTCTTAAACAAATAGTATCAACAATACTTTTCTCTATCCTATGGCTTGCAGTAGCATTCAGTGCAGGGTACAGGATTGGGAAGGAGGCGTCCCCGACTAATTGTTGGGATGAATTCGGTCAACAGACATCTACAACTAGAGTAGAGCATGGGGAAGTTGTTCCACATAAAGGTGTTAGACCTAATATGATAATAACCGTATGTGAGGATATATTATGATTATTTTAGCATGGCTTGGTTTAATATGTTGTTGGTTTCTTGGAGTACCGGTCTTTATTTATATGCTGGAGGATTATCACGACTACCTAGAGTGTGTTTATTGGTGGGCTTCTGTAACAGCAATGTTGTCCCTTTTCGCTGCGTTTATAGCATTTGTGCACGTATGCATAACGTACATCACAAGCGGAGGGTAATAAGAATATGGGCATAGAGAGCCACAAGTGGAGTGATGAAGAGTTAGTTTTTAGTAGTTGTAGTTCAGACGAAATCGATCTAGAGGTTGTTGGATATATAGATTGTTATGGTCATGAATGCTACGTCAGTATTAACAAACAAGACGCGATTGAAATAGCTAAACACTTTAACGTATACGCAACAAAAGAAGGGGCATTAACTCATGAGTAAAGTGCCTGAGGAGTAGATGATGAGAAGAAACCCAAGACGTAATATAAAAATATTAGATGCTTTGATTCGTAACGATTTCTCAGTGACTAATGCAGCACTAGATTTATCAATGCCAAAGACTAATGTCAGCAGTGCATTGTACCAAATGGAAAAAGATTTCGTAGATGGATTCTTTATTACTTCAGAGCGGTACTCAAGGAATGGAGGGAGATTTAAAGGTATTTCAGACCCTGAGAATGTGGAGGTAATATTGAAGCTAGCTAGTGGTTTTAACGAAGCAGAGGAGATACTCTATGGTTAACAGTGCTAAAGACAAGGGGTGGAGGAATTGCCCTATCAATGAGAGTACCTATATAGATGGTGTACTTAAGGAAGCTAGAGAAGACAATGCAACAGGTACTGATCTAGTAATTAATTCAGTAAATCGTATCAGACAACGGGAGAAAAAAGATGAGCACAGAAGCAAATAAAAACATGTTTAAAGTCTATGACGACTCTGTCAGCGGAAACCGGATTGTTTCAGATGTAGAGTTTTACCAAATAACAGATGGTTTTGTCACATTCTTTAGGGAGAATGAATTTGGAAAATTTGATCGCACCTTAAGCATTAATGCCAGCTCTGTTTACGAAGTAGCCAGAGTTCTATAGGAGAAGAAAGATGGGAAAAACAATTAATGGAACATACTATACCTCTAGAGAGTTAGAGGCTATAAAGAAGGCTCACACTGACGATGAGTTTGAAAAGTTTCTGATCAGTGGAGTAATAGGAGCTGCTACAGGCTCCACTATAATTGGAGGACTCTTAGGTGGAAGTTTCTTAGGAGGTTTTATGGGAGACCTATTAGAGGGGGATGATGACTCTTGGTTGTAAGAGATGACACTGGTAAATGCGTAGCTAAAGCTGCTTGCCCATCTTGTGGTTCTGGGGATGGAGTACAAATTTTTGAGAAGCCCTCAGGCAAGAGAGATGCGTACTGCTTTGCATGTGAAAAACATTATAATAAAGTTGATGGACTTCAAGTCATCGAGGAGGATACCATTACACAACACACCATATCTAAAATATCAATGAGCGACATAAGGGATCTAAAGGCAGGGCCACTACCAGAAAGAGGATTAAGAGAAGATACTCTCGAAGCTTTCGGTGTTAAGTTAGGCTATGCATCGGATGATCGTAACAGAGTCGCACATCATTTCTACCCTTCATACCATTTAGATGGTACATTACAAGGGTACGATCACAGAGAGGTTGATGGGAAGAAGTTTTTCAAAGTAGGGAAGACTAAAGACTCTCAACTGTTCGGACAAAACATACGTAATGGAGGTAAAAAACTATTCGTAACAGAGGGTCATTGTGATGCAATGGCACTATTCCAAGCTATTAAAGATACTAACCCACCAGCCATGACTGCTAAAGGTTACTTACCTTCAGTCGTATCTATAACTAACGGTATAGCTGGAGCACTTACACAGCTAGAAAACAATTCAAAGTTCTTAGCAACTTTTAAAGAAATAGTTCTTGTATTTGATTCAGACACTGCTGGACGTAGTGGTGCAGAGAAGGTAGCTAAATCCTTAGATCATAAGGTTCTTATTGCAGACTTGCCTCTTAAAGATGCCAATGATATGGTATTAGCAGGTAGGGAGCAAGAGTTGCGAGAGGCTGCTGTATTCAATGCAGTTCCTTATGAACCTGATGGTATTATGAATGGTAAAGATTGTTGGGAAAGGTATAAGACTAAGCAAGATATTAAATGTCATCCATACCCTGAACAATTCTCTGAACTTAATCGTAAGACATATGGATGGAGATCTGGAACAGTAGTAGCAATCACCTCTGGATCAGGGATGGGTAAGACTCAATTCTGTCGAGAGCTTGCGTATGACATTGGAGTAGTAAAAGGTATTAAGACAGCCATCGTAGCCTTAGAGGAGGACGTAGGAGACTCAGTAGAAGGCTTAATGGCTGTTCACCTAAGTAAGAGAATATCCTTGCCTGACGTAGCTGTAACTAAGGAGGAAGAGACTAAAGCTTTTGATGAAGTGTTTGGTTCAGGTATGTTTGAACTGTATGACCACTTCGGAGGTATGAGTGACTCCTCCTTATTCAGTAGACTTAGGTACTTTGCTACGTATCTTAACTGTAAAGCTATCATACTTGACCATCTATCCATAGTCATCTCTGAAACAGCTGATGAAGGTGATGAACGTAGAAGGATAGATGCTGTTATGACTAAGCTAGCTGTAATGGCTAAAGCATTAGACGTAGTTATATTCTTAGTAATACATCTACGTAAAGCAGGGCAAGGGAAATCATTTGAAGAAGGCTATGTACCAACTAGTGATGATCTAAGAGGGAGTGCATCTATTAAGCAACTATCTCATGACATCCTAGCTTTATCTAGGAATCAGCAAGAAGAGGACGATGTAAAGAGGAATACCTCTGGTATACATGTGCTCAAGTGTAGGTTCTCAGGAGATACTGGGCAAGCTGGTTATACCTTTTTCAATCCAACAACTGGGAGACTCACGCATAGTGAAGACCCTCATCTTGAAACAGTCAGTGAAGAGAGTGAATTTTAATGGAAGACTACGAAGAATGTAATTGTGACTTAGCACTCTATCTAAAACAATTCAAACCAAAATACGATGTAGGTAAAGAAGTGTTTTTCATGGAAAATAACAAAGTAGATTCTGCAAATGTCACAAGTGTGTCCATACTTGTAACCAAGAGAGGCATTGATAGGGTACTGTATAAATTGGAGGGAAAATTATCCCGCAAACAGGAAAGACAACTTTTCTCGACTAAAGCAGAGCTGATAAATAACCTCATAGGAGAGGAGCTAAAATGATTAGAAGAAAACGCACACTAGAGAAGTTAAGTCGTAAACGTAGAATCAGGCTATCAAATGATTCTAACAGTATTTGATACTGAGTCCGATGGACTTCTTGACGAAGCTACTAGAATACATTGTGCCTGCCTACGTAACAATAAAGGTGAGCGTAACAGCTATACTCGTAGTGATATCAGCTTATTTCTTGATGCTTTATCTCTTTCAGATATTATCGTAGCACATAATGCTATTGACCATGACATCCCACTCCTTAAGAAGCTTTATGGGTGGGAGTACAATGGCATAGTAGTAGACTCTTTAGTCTTCAGTAGATTGCTACAACCTGAGAGAGTAGGAAGGCACAGTATTGAAGCTTGGGGTGAACGGTTTGGAGTACCTAAACCAGTTCATGAAGATTGGTCTACATACTCACCAGAGATGTTACATAGGTGTGAGCAAGATGTAGAGATTAACTGGCTTATTCTAGAAGAACTTCTGAAGGAGTCAGAGTTAACAATGGAGGATTTATGTCAAATGAAATAGCACATGAAGCAGTAGATGAACAAATCAAAGAGCATCGTTCTAAGATTAAGAAGTTGAACCAAATGAAACAGTTTTTTAACTCTGTCAGCTACTTGTGTAATCAAATAGGTGGCTATGATCTTGAAGGACAAAAGCATGTCAAGGTTGTTAAAGAGTTCTTAGGTGAGAAATATGAATAGGAGTTAACTATGAGCAAAGATGTTAGTAAAAAGGTGGATATTGACCTTAAGGAGTTCTTAGAAGAGGTAGAGGATGCTATTGATTATATAGTATTTGACAGAGATTCTTCCAAAATTCCAGAGGTAATGTATCTAATAAAAAAGTTTGTGCTTGAAAGAGATAGAAACTGTGACTGTGATGGGCATGTCTAGATCATGGCTACAAGCCTTACAGATTGAACTCAAGATGGCTCATATTATCCATCAACAGGCTCAAAATGGTTGGTTATTCGACAAAGACAAGTGTTCTGCTTACATAGAAGAGCTTGGTGCCACTATGAATGGCATATACGAATCACTTAAACCATCCCTCCCTATAACTGTTAAACAGTATGGCGTTACAATCGAAGAGCCTTTTAAGATGGATAGGTCTCTTAAGAAGATGGTTACTGATTGGACAGATGAGGATGTTCTTGGGCCTTTTACGAGGATCTATTTTGAAGATTTTAACTTAGGTAGTGACAAGCAGGTTAAAGAGTTTCTACTCACCGTTGGTTGGAAACCTACTTGGTGGAACTTCAGAAAGAAAGACTCTAAAGAAGGTAAGAAGGGAGACAGGATGTCTCCTAAATTATCAGATAAAGGCCACCTTTGTCCTAACCTAGATGAGTTAGATGGAGAACTAGGTCAGAACATAGCTACATACCTTAAGTGTAAGCACCGTAAGAGCTTGTTAGAGGGCTTATTAAAGGTAGTTAGACCAGATGGAAGGATACCTGCAGAAGCTAACACCATAGGGGCTGCTACGCATCGTATGACGCATAGGAAGATCGTCAATATCCCCGGAGGTGACTCCTTTTACGGTAAAGAGATAAGATCATTGTTTATTACTAAAGCTGGCTACTCTATAGTAGGTTGTGATTCAAAGAGTAATCAAATGAGGATGTTAGCTCATTACCTAGGGATAGATGAAAAGCACCCCTATGGCTATGCTATACTAAAAGGTACAAAAGCTGAAGGGAATGACTGTCACTGTGTTGCTGCTGAGTCTGCTGGATTGGAGAGTAGAAGTGGAGGTAAGACTCTTAACTACTCACTCTTATTCGGCCAAGGAGACGCATCTACTGCTAAAGCGTTAGGTAAGTCAACTGCTCAAACAAGAGCTGTAAAGGATAGATTCTTCAGTAATATCCCTGAGTTGCCTATCTTACTTAATAATGTAAAGAAAGCTGTTAGGGTAAGAGGGTTCTTGTACGGGCTAGATGGTAGGAAGATTTACTGCTCTAGTGAGCACAAAGCTCTTAACTACTTACTACAATCTGCGGAGGCAGTCTATATGAAATATAGCCAAGCAATCTTAGCTAGGGCTATCGAGAAAGAAGGTCTAGATGCTAAGTTTATAGCAACCATACATGATGAGTATCAACTGGAGGTAAAAGATGAGCATGTAAAGAGAGTATCTGAACTTTGTTTGTGGGCTATGGAGAAAGCTGGTACATATCTAAACATTAGTGTTCCTATGGAAGGGGATGTGAATGTAGGTAAAAACTGGTCAGAAACACATTAATTAATAGGAGGAGAGTGTATGGAGGAAATAACGGGAAGATTGGAAAATTGGTATAGTATTCATATGTCTAAGAAAGAATTCGTTATAGCAGGGGAGTGTTATAACGATATTCATAACAGATTCAGAGATGGTAGCCATGTCATAACATCTGGTATAAAAAATATAGTTGTTAAAGAAGGAGATATTATTAAAACCAGAGACAGTATGTATACGCTAGGCAAACAAGCTGTATCTACTGAGTCTTAATAAAATAATTTAAATTAAAATAGCTATGTATTGAACTTATTCAAACCTTGTGTTGTCTAAGTATGTGAAAACCAAAAAGAGGAATAATAATGTTATTAAAAAATGTAAGATGCAAGTGGGCAAGTATTCTTGAACCTAATACTAAATATGACCCTGTGTGGGAAATTGTAGCAGTGTTAGATGAAGAGCAAGCTGCTGAACTAGCAAATAAAGGTTATAAGATTAAGACAGAGGATGACGGCACTTTATCTTATAGATTCAAGAGAAAGACCCTTGGAAATAAAAAAGGTGGTGGTACATTTGAGAAAGAAGCACCTAAGTGTGTGGATGCTGCTCGTAATCCTTTCACTGAACTTATAGGCAATGGCTCTTTAGTTAATATTCAATATGAGCATAAGCAGGGTAACGCTTATGGTATTGACTTTTGTAAAGGAGAGCTTAGTGGCGTACAAGTCCTAGAGCATGTTAAGTTTGGTGACGATGAGTTTGAAGAAGTAGGGGAAACTAAAACTATCCAAGCTGCTGAAGAAACCCCTGTTGCCGAAGATGATGACGTACCATTCTAATAATTAAGTTTAGTTGTACTGCGGGTCAGCTAGCTAAGCAGTAACTGTTTACTCCTCGCTAATCAGTATTTAGCTAGCCCCTACCCGCTCCATAATAACAATAATAATAAGGAAAGCAATGAACGTATTATACAGCACAAATAACTATGATGTAATTGAATTAGAAGAGTCTCTACCTATCGAACAAAGTGGTATGACCCTCTACTTCCATTACGGAACTTTTAACACAACAACTAACAAGATTGAAGGCTACTCTCAATTCTTACCCAATGCTATTGATCAAGCTATAGCTCTAGATGAAGCACTGACAGATCTAATGTCAGCTAATCAATCTGAAACAGAAGGGAATGTAGTCCCTCTCAATCGCTAAACAGGAGAAGCATATGCATGTAGGCATAGATGGTGACGTACTTTTATACCAAAGTGCATTTGCAGTAGAAAGTAGGGGGTACATAGCGTACGATGAAGAAGGCACCCCTGTTTTCTTTACCAAGTATAAGAAGAACGTCAAGGAATTCCCAGAGGTTAAACCATATAGATGTGTTGAGGTTGGAGATGTTGAGTATGCTTGTAACATCTTTAACGCGAAGGTTAATTCAATAATAAGAAAGACAGGAGCTACCTCTCACACAATCTACTTAACAGGGAAGGGGAATTTTAGACAAGAGTTGTACAATGGATATAAGGCTTCTAGAAAGGACAAGCCATTACTTTACAAGGTAGTTAGACAACATGCGGAAGGTCTATTGGAAACCGTAGTTGTTGATGGACAAGAAGCAGATGATGCCCTAAGCATAGCACAGTATAAAGACCCAGAAGGTCATATAATTGCAACCATAGATAAGGATTTACTTATGGTTCCGGGGCATCACTACAACCCTAACACGGAAGTTACTTCTTACGTTACACCAGAAGAAGGTACTAAAGCCTTCTATAAACAAATACTGACAGGAGACTCTATCGACGACATCCCCGGTATCAAGGGCATAGGCCCAAAGAAAGCAGAGAAGATACTGGAAGGGATGAACGAAGAGGAGATGTGGTATGAGGTACTACGACAGTGGGCTGGTGTTATGCAACACGATTCAGTCTTAGAAACTGTGACTATGTACGCTCAACTATTGTGGATGAGGGAGAAAGAAGATGAATACTGGATGCCTAGGTATGAGGCGCTCATATAGAGTTAGAAGATTGGTAGGGAGATTCCCTCTATATAAAAGATTAGAGAAATCTACATGAAGTACGATAGTAAGTTTGAAAAGGAATTACATAGAGGCCCACTTAGCGCTTGTGAATTTCACACAGAGTCTGTCCCATACACGATTAAAAGAATGTATGAACCTGACTTTATAAAAGGGAAGTTCTACATAGAGGCTAAGGGGAGATTTAGGGATAGGAATGAAAGTAATAAATACTTGTGGATAGCTAAAGCTTTACCTAAAAACAAAGAGCTAGTCTTCGTATTTATGAATCATAAAACCCCTATGCCGGGAGCTAAACGAAGGAAAAAGTGTGGTACTAAACAAAGTGTTGGAGAGTGGGCAACTAAGAATGGAATACGTTGGTACACCCCAAGAACAATTCCAAAAAGGTGGAGTAAATAATGGAACCAATGATTGAAGTAAGCAAGCATGAGCTCTATGTTATTAGAGATGCTTTACTGGAGAAGGATGGGGATGATGTACAAGATGCCTTAGCTATTGTAGAAGGTCTACTGTATAATCCATCTCAACCTTTAGACTTTGCAGATGAGTAATCTACCTAAAAGGGTTTTAAAAGACACTTTTGGGGTACGGATTATCCAATCCCCCGGATTAATTGGTGGGGAAGAAATGGGCATGCTGATCGAAAAATTTTACAGAGGTGAGCACTTTCAAATGCATTTGACAAAAGAGGAGGTATGCGTCATTGCTTCAGCTGTTAATGAGGAATGCAAAGATGAGTGATGAGGATGTATGGAAAATTAACACTGGTTCCGTACAAGTAAACTCGAGAGCTGTTATTGATGAGAACGGGCACCAAAAAGTACAATGGCAGCGAGTAGAGTATGACATAGACGGAAAGTTGGTTAAAATCAGCGAGTGGGAAGATATGTACACTATTAAGTACTATGTGCCACAGCCTAAGATAACATTTTTTGATAAAGTTAAGGAGTTCTTTTTATGAATACAGCTTACAAACTTCTTAGGAAAAGAAAGGATGGAAGCATAGGCCCACTATTTATAAATCGTAGTCAGCGTATACCAATAGGTAAATGGCTTAAGGCGGAAGACCATCCAACTAAAGGTTTCGCACATAGACCTTTTTGGCACTCTACCTGTAAGCCAGAGGCACCTCATTTAAAAATGAATCTTAAATCTGGGGAAACAAGGATATGGTGTAAAGTTGAAATAGACAAAGTAACTGAGCATCCTAGGCCTGCCTCACAAGGAGGCGTGTGGTACTTATCTGAACGCCTAAAAGTAATCAGAGAGTTAGAAGGACATATGGGAGGACGAACATGTCGAGAGTAGGGATAATAGGAGATACACATTTACCTTACGAACTGGAAGGTTACTTAGAGTTCTGTCAACAGACCTTTAAGGATTGGAAAGTAGATACAGTAGTACATATAGGAGACTTAGTGGATCACCACGCTCTATCTTTTCATGATTCAGAGCCTACCCTTAAGGGGGCTAATGGTGAGTTCATGGATGCTAGAGAGAGGTTAAAACCTTGGTACAAAGCTTTCCCTAAGTTAACATTAATAAATGGAAACCATGATCTCATCCCAGCTAGACAGTTAAAGAAAATAGGGATGGATGCAGATATATGGATGAAACCTTTAGCTGACATCTATGAGTTTCCTAAAGGATGGAAGGTAGAAGATGAAAAGACTATTGACGGCGTACTCTACCATCACGGCTATACTAGTAATGGAGTTAATGGTTTCCGTAATGATGCTAAAGCACGAATGGTTTCCACTGTTTCTGGTCATTGCCACGGGAACGCTGGTGTCAGCGCTAGCGCTTCTGACCATAGGCTTGTATGGGGGATGGCAGTCGGATGTGGAGTGGATAACTCTACGATGGCGATGGTATATGGAAAGCACTTTAAAAATAAGCCAATCATTAGCTGTGGTATTGTTATTGATGGTAAGCTACCAGTTGTGGAATTTATGGATTTAGGAGAACAGTAATATGAGTGTTACATCGATTGAAAAGAAATCAGCCTTATGCCCTCCCAGCTCAGGGGCAGTAAAGTTCGATGATGATAAACCTAGGATGGATTTAATACCTCCAGAGCTCTTAACCGAAGTAGCTAAAGTCCTTACCTTCGGGGCTGAAAAGTACAGTGCTAGGAATTGGGAAGAAGGGATGGATTGGGGGAGAGTGTATGCAGCACTTCAACGACACTTAAACGCTTGGTTGTCTGGGGACGATAAGGACGATGAGACTGGGTATAGCCACCTATCTCACGCAGCCTGTTGCATAGCTTTCTTAATAACTTATGAAAGTAGGGGTATCGGGGAAGACACGAGGTCATTATGAGTAAAACAATAAGAAACGTTCTAGCCTTAATAGGTGTAGGAGCTTTAGCAGGGTTTATATATTGGGTTGGGTTCTTTAATGGTATGAAGAAACACGACAAGTTCTTTAACGAGGCCTGTAGCAAGGCTACCATATTAAAATTTAAAGATGACCCAGTACCTTACCTATGTCTACCACCACCAAAGCAAAGAAGAGGAGCGCACAAGTATGATTCAATTTAAAGGAGGTGTTTCTGTAGATGGGGTAACTAAAGAGTGTATTGAGGGGATGTTTATAGTAGCTCAGTACTACAGTTTATTCCAAGACAGAGATCTAGTAGTTACCTCTGTAACTGATGGTAAACACGGAGATAATAGTCTACACTATAAAGGAAATGCATTTGACCATCGAACATGGACTACTCCTACCTCAGGTATTCAGCTATCTCCTGATGAAAAGCAGAGTATCGCCATAGAGTTATACAAGAGGTTAGGGGATAAATGGGATGTAGTAGTAGAAAGAACACATATTCATTGCGAGTATGACCCTAAGTGAAAATACGTGAAGTAGTAATAGGGTATCAAACATACACAGTAGAACAAGACGATGACTACTGTGCTGGGATAGATGCTAATGCTTTAACATTAAAAGACAGACAAAGGATTGTCTACTCTAGCACTACCCCTAAGAGGGAACTAGCAGATACTTTGATGCATGAAATCCTTCACGGTATCTGCCATAACTACCTACCTGATGTTGATAGGGCTGATGAAGAAGAGGTTGTCACTATGATTGCCCACGGATTGACTCAAGTAATGAGAGACAATCCTATCCTCTTCAAGGAGCTTCACAAGCTCTTGTAGCCACTTATCTTCTCCCCTTCTGTTTCCTCCTTTTCCTTCCTCCAGTCCCACCATTGTCTGCTCTATTAGAACTAGCTGAGCGGACTCTGGTGTTGGACTTCTCATTCGACCCACCATCTTTAAGTTTCGTCTTGTGGTCAACGTCTTTCCCATCACCTTTACTCACTCTACCATCTTTAATAGCTTCAGCTCTAGCTTTATTACGAGCTGCTCGATTCTTCTTTTGTTTAGCAGAACTGTTGTACTTACGTTGTTGCTTACTACGTTTACTAGCGTTCTTTTTAAACTGTCCTTTCTTAGGCATGTCTGCCTCCTAATTTAAATTATAGTATGTCTCATCTAAGCTATACATCAAAGTGCCACTTCCTACGAAGGAAGGTACGAAAGCTGTAAGTGTTAATGTTGGATTAAACCCAGTAATAACTACTGTATCTAGTGTAGCTGAAACAGATAGATTAACGAGAACTTCTACGCTTGGGTTGAAAGTGGTTAATGCTATCATCCCTGCGCTAGGGAATACGCTCACCTCACTACCTATTTGAACCGATGGATTAATTCCAGCTATCGCTATGGCATCGAGAGAGACTGCGATATTCTGGTTTACCAACACTTCAACAGTAGGAAGTAGTGTAGCAATTGCTATCGTGTCTAATGTGCTTGATACGTTTGTATTTATAAGCACTTCTACAGAGGGATTTATACCAGCTATTGCTACTGTATCTAATGTAGATGTTACATTGGTATTGATTAATACTTCAACAGTTGGATTAAACTCAGCTATAGTAATAGTATCTAATGTAGCTGTAACGTTGGTTGGAGAACTTGTCTCTACTGTACCTGCGAAGGTTGCTAAAGTTATTGTAGCTACAGACGCTGAGATGTTTAGGACAGACTCGAATATCTGATACTCATCTGCCTCGCCCATCATCATGAACTCACCATCTGGAAGTATCGCTACTCCTTCCATCTGAGTGAGGTTTGTGTTATCTATCTCTGCTACAACAGTCCCATCTGTTACGTCAACTTGCAGGACCTTTTGCCCAGTGTGGGATGCAATTAACACATTCCCAGAGGCGTGATCAAAATCTATGCTAGATAGATCAAAAGTTGCACCAGTTGCTCCGTAAGAGGAGAAAGCTGTTTCTGGATCCCAAGGTTGAGAGATGTAGTCATCTAGTGACCAGCCGTCCCCATCATCAGCATCATTGTAAGCGTAGCTTGTAGAAGTATCTCCAAACCTACCATCAACACCCGGACGAAGGATTTTAAAGAATTCTCTATCTGTACTTGTCTCTTCTCCCTCTCCTACTACATAAAATGTCTTAGTAGAACGGTCATAACAAATACCTTCAGGGCCTGAGTTGTTGTCTGCAGCATTAGCTGCTATAGTGAACTCTTGCTTAGAGGTGGCTGTAGTTCCTACGTCACTAGGCCAATCATATATGTTAAACTGATATCGTCCACCATCCTCTGAACAGGTAGCGAACTCTCCACCACCCATATCACAAATACCTTCACAATCTGAACCGTCGAAGTTAAGTGTAATAGTCTTAACTAAGGTTCCATACACACCTAGATCATATACATCAGCTGTAGCAGAGCCATTCCTTATGGCTATGACTTCATCAGTCTCATCTCTGTATGTAGCATCAGAGGTATTAGAACCTCCATTACCAAAGCTGGCAACTGAAGCCTTAGCTACATGATTATCTACAGTATTTATAAGACTAGCTATGTTAGGAGCTAGTACAAATGGGTTGTATGTCTTTGCTACTGTTATAGCTGCAGTAACTGGTGTGACTGAAACATCATTAGAAGCAGCTTTTATTACAAATACGTGATGAACACCATCACCATCTGCAGACTCACTAGCCTGTACTGTTTGACCAGATAAAGTGCTTGTAACATCTCGAGTCCAAACAGCCATAGATCTACGGCCGGGACTAGTTACTAGCGCTATGTTAGAACGCTCAGTGAAGTTAGCAGGAGCAGTCCATGAGATAGCCCCGCCACCACGACAGTGTTGTCTTACATAGACAACTGTGTCTCCATCTTCTGCATCATAACTTAGACTTGGCTCAGTCGTACCTGAACCTGAGTAAGTTCCTCCAGATCCACCTGTTACACTCCCAACGCCATCAACAGTAAAAGCGTAGCCACCTTCATTCAATCGAGAACTAGACCATGTTAAACTACATGTTTGACTAGTTGTTCCCGGAGAGAGAAGGTAAGCAGTAGCAATTGTAGGGTCACCACTCCCAGCTAAATCAACTGATTGGTCAGAGTTGGTGACTTCGGACATTGAAGATCCACCAAAGTCTTGCCCACTGACTGTAGCAGTGCCTACACCGGTAGCTCCAGTGACCCACAGTAGCATAGTATCTGTGCCGGATGCGGGAGCATAGCTACCCCCCGGATTTGTAGTACTGCCACTAACAAATGACATAGGTTATCCTATACAGTTACAGTGAAAATACCTGAAGCATTCCAAGTAACAGTTATATCTCCCGCTACAAGCGAAATAGGAGTAGTTCCTGCATCAGTAGTGAGATCTATGTACCCTATAGCATCATTAGTTCCTGCATGCGTATCATTCACTAGTAAGCCCGCCACAATGTTAGTAGGGGAGCCAGCCGAGGCTGTCCAAGATGGATTAGTGGAGCTATCAAAAGTAGCCACACCCCCTACCTCTGTGTAGGTAGTGGTTAACGCAATACCTCCTGCGGTGTATCCACCCCCAGCTGTAACCTCAGTGAAGTCAGCTCTATCGGGAGTAGCTTGTGCTGCGGTTGGTAAGGTTGTTATTAAAATCAAAGAGAATGTGTCGCCATCTAAGTCGTGACTTCCATCCCCTATGTAATCTGCAAATTCCTCAAATAATGTGAAGTCGCCCTGTGCCATTGTTTTCTATGCCTCTCTTGTGATTGTTATATTTCCACCACCTACAACAGCATCTTCTACCCACACAATGTAAGTAGGAGACACCTTAGGCAGTTGTATTGTTGAACTAGCTACTGTAGCATGTACTATATTAATTTTTGAACTGTTTAAATCCGACTCTGTAAATATGTTCGTATCTTGATCAGCAAGGAGTACGTTTGTAATAGGCCCCACTTCAGGAGTGCTACCACCTGATCCACTATGGTAATTAATAGCTTCTTGGACTTTTCGTAAAGACTTGTCCAATTCACTTTTCGTAACAAATACTTCAAGCTTCTCATCGCTTATCTCCTCTCTTATTAATTCCACTTTAGGTCTTAACTCTTTATCCATATCTGGAAGCTTAGCTTCTAACATAGCCCCAACAATATCCTCTAGTTCGCCTGAATTGATTTGTTGAACTATTGTCTTCTCTACTGTAGTATGTTCTACCTTAGCTTCAGGTAGTAAAGGAGTTACCGCTTTAACTATCTCAGAGAGCTCAGGGGCGTCTTTTCCATCCCTAGGGGTAGGTAAGACTACCTGAGAGAGCAACCGTTCAATGAGCGCCCTCTCAGAGGCTTCCTGAGCCTCCTTTCTTTTTCTTACTGCAACCCTAGCTTTAGCCTTGAGTTTTAAATTACTTGCCACGAGCTTCTCTCTGTAGCTTCTGGAACTCTTCGAACTCTTCATCTGTCATATCTGATACATCATCAGGATCTTTACCATCTAGTATGGCTTGTACAGATTTCAAAGCTTTGCTCACTGTAGCTTGTGGAATATCGCTTTGTTGAACTCTGCGTTCTATATCAGCAAATACACCAGCTGCTTCATTAGTTGTTTTAACTATGTCAGTCTTAGCTCTTAGCTCTTCTAGCGTAATACCTTTAGAAGCTGCTTCATTGTGTTCTGGGGTAAACTCTGTAAGCTTACCTTTAATAGCTGAGTCTGGTAACCCTGTAGTGCGTACAAAGAAATCTCTAGCTTCTCTCTCTCCTAATGAAGAAATGAATGGATCATCTTTACCGTAGATACGAGCTACATCTAGCTGCTTGTTTAATGCTTCAACTCTAGCTTTCTGTTGTTTCTGAGAGTGTAGTATACCTGAGCCACCACCAGCCTTAGCTTGTTCCTCAGTGAGCTTTAAATCAAACTCAACTTCAAATCTACCAGCATTAGCATCATAAGTTACTTTAGACCCTAGACCAGAACCTCCAGCGTCTTTGATAACTCTTTGTACATTGTTCTCTAAGGTGTCTCTGTTATACTGGATAACCTTTCTACCCATTGCTTTCTTAATCTCATCAGGAGCTTTATCGTATAGCTTCTTGAACTGAGGGGAGTTAATGGTATTCAAAGCTCTTTGCTTATCTTCTACTGTGCCTCTTTCCTCTGCAAATTCTAAAACTTGAACAGCTGCTACTGCCATAGAAGTAACACCTTCTTGAGAAGAGTTATCTATAACTGATGGTGTATCCATGAAACCTTTTACTGTATTCCAATAGACATTAGAAGCTTGGCTTTGATCTTGAGAATCATAATCTTGTATACTCTTCCCTTTACCAATACCAGCCATAATGCTTACACCAGCTGCGAACTGATCATTCTGATCAAAACCTACATTCTTAAATGCATCCATCTGAACAGATTTAAGTTGGTTTCTAAATGCTGGGTCTTTAGCCATACGCTCAGATATTAATGCTCCGAACGCTTGAGTGCCCATCATGTTTTGTAACCTTAGGAACTCTGGGGAGTTACGCATAAGGTCTAGGTTATCTTTATCCTTAAGGAGAGCTGCTGTATCTAAGAAGTTCTTAAACTTATCTTCTTCTAGGCTATTTATAAATGCAATCTGATCATCGTAGAAAGAGGCTCTCTCGTCTACCAAGGACTTGACACTGGCTCTGTCTTTACTATCTGATATTTGTAAAAGGACATCTCCACTAAACTTGTCTTGAAGATTCTTCTTAGCGCTTTGTGTTACAGTAAGCAAACTCTCTTTCATTTGTTGTAGAGGTTCACCTACTAATTCTATTCCTTGCTGAGAAGCTAGGTTAAGTTGTTGTACGTACAGGCTAGTCATAGCCCCACCTAGTGCACCGAATTGTTCCTTATCAGCTTTAAACCAAGAACCTAAGACATTTAGATTGCCTTTAGCTAAACCTTCCTCTGCCACCTTCTTATCGTTAGCAGACTTCAAAGCATTAGCTTGCAAGGCTCTTCCACGCTCTATGACAATTTCCATAGTGTCATTGTCTAATTCAGAGCTAGTAGAATTAGGAACTTTCTCCATAAGAGCTATATCACCAAACTGCCCTAATCCTCTAAATTCTTGTTCTAGATCATTAGCAAACTTTTCAGACTCGGAGAGGATACCTTGTGAGAGGGTTGGTGTACCAAATTGGCTAGCAACTATAGCACCTATCTGTGCTTGTTCAATCAAACTTCCACCAGAAGATCTAACACGCTTCTGAGCTTCTACGAATAGCTTCTCGTTAGATACTTGGCCTTGTAGGTCTTCTAACCCCTTAGCTATCTCCAACCCTTTAGTTAGTGTAGCTTGTCTAGACTCTTCTGCTTTTATAGCTCTGTTCTTATTCCTTACTTGTAATCCAAAGCTAAGTAGATCAGCCATGTTCCTGCCCGGAGAAGCCCCCGGAGCTAGGTTGACAGGAGCTACTGCAGGAACTTCTACAGGGGTGGTAACATCTTTAGCAAAACTCATTCTTCATTCTCCTGTTGTAACTCTTGTCTGAGAACATTTTGATTAACTCCTATTCCTGAATTTCCATCTGGAGTTCTATTATAGAATCCTTGCATCTTAATTACCCTCTTTTCTAACATAGCTTCGCTATTCTCTATTGACCTGTACCCTCTGACAACTTCATCAGTGATCCCTAAGTCTTCTGCTTTAGCCCCAAGGATATTTAAAACTCCTTGTAGGTTAGCTACTTTTTCTGTGTCTCCAGCTACAAATGCGTCATCTAGCTGTCCGTTTATCTTAACAAACATACCAGACATCTCTTTAATCATATCTGTTCTTTCTTTGCCAGAGATGAATGTCAACGATAGATTCTCGTACGCTTGTGGTGGAATACCTCCTACCATTAAGAAGGTAGTCATATCATTTATCTTAGCGTACTTGACTCCACTCTTAGCAAACAGATGTCCAAATCGTAAAGCCATATTGGTTTTATCTGCAAGCTTGAGGGAGCTAATCTCAGCCTTAAGTATTGCCCAAGAGGCTTCCCCTACTGAGTCTATACTAGGGTTATTGAATATACCATAGCCTTGAGAGGCTGAGTACACAGTACCTAGTATCCCAGACAGGGTCTGTCCACCAGCACCAGTTACAAATTCACCAGCACTCTTATCTCGAATATCTCTAACAATATCTGTGAAGAATTGACCACCACCAGCTCTTCCTGCAAAGTTTGTATTAGCTTTACCGTCTGTCAATGCGTATATGGCCGTATCAATAGCTCCATTAGTCATAGCTTTCGCTACTACTGGATCTAAGTTGTCACTCTTAGCTGTGTAATGGTTTACAATCATATCTGCTATAGGTATACCAGCACTTCCATAAAGGAAAGCTTGTGCCATAGCTAGTCTGGCCTTCTCTGCGCCACTAAATGCTGTACCACCACCTAATCGAGTAGGCAACATAGCGCCAGTTAGCCTGAAAGGGTATGACCAGAACTGTGTAGGTACACCTGCTAGTCCTCTAAATCCTAGCTGTACATCCTGACGAGATAGCCCTAAGGATAGCCTGTGTGCTTCATTTTGAATCCACAATCTCCCTTCTTTACTTGTAGCTTCTAGCCCTCTTGGATTAATACCTTTATCTTCTAACCATCTAAGTCTAGCTGCACCATAAGAGGTTAATCGAGAGATCTTCTCTCCTTCATTAAAAAATACTCTACCTGCTTCTGCAACTGCACCAGCTTTTGAAGTACCTAATTGTGCTCCATTTACACCAGCAACATCTGCTATCCCTCTGTCTAAGTGTCCTAGACCTAAGTTATTGAATTCATCTATATACTCAAAGAAATCATCTTCAGATCTAAAACCTGCTTCTTTCCAACCCTTAGCGATCTGTTTACGCATAGAGCCATCAACCCCTCCAGTAAGTGCGAGTCTAGCAGGCAAGGCATGCTTAGCTGCTCTAGCTCCATACTTAGGAGATAATGCCATTATGTTGGTTATGTTCATAGCTTGGATAATAAAAGAAGGTATATTGAATAGACCTAGCTTAGCATTAAATACTAAGTTCTTGAGTCTACCTGCAGGATCTTTAGTAGCAATTCTGAGTGCTGCTTGTCTAGCTGAGCCCTTCTCTACCCATCCATCCTTTAAGCCTTTAGCTACATCTGAGCTTTTATCAAATACCCAGTTAACTGCACTCTCTGCTTTCTGTAGGTACTCTTCTTCCCAACCAGTCCTCTTAGAGATAACCTCTTCTATGTATCGTTGGTGAGCTTGTATCGCTCTAACTAGCCCAGTATCTTGTCTGAACTGTTGATGTACGTTAGCTGAGAGGATTTCTATAGGGTTAGCTCTAGTATCGTAATTCAGCTTATCACCAAACCTTTCTCTCATAAAGGTTAGCATATGATCTCTATAGCCTTGGACACTAGCAAACCTAGTTGTAGTATCTAATGAATCAGCTAATGCTGCCATTGGGTCTAGGATAAGACTATCCTCGCCATCTAGATTCTTAAGACGATCTCCTCTCATACCATTCATTTGATTACGAATGTTACTCATGATTGGTTCATCTGTTTCATCTAGTATGTTAAGGGCAGTACCATCTCCCATCTTAACTAGCTCTCTATCTCTAACCCCTGCAAAATTAATTTGATCGTAATCATATAACCTATGTGATTTAAAGAATTCATCAGCTTGTTTAGCTGTAGTTATACCGATAGCATCTAAGTTTTTAGAAGCTACTAATGCATCTAATTGTTTAAGGTCAGCAGCATCATCTAATCCCTTTACAGCAATGAATATTTCATTCAAAGACTCTGCAGCTTGTTTAGCCTTAGCTTTAGAGACAGAGCCGTGTGTAGCTATATCAGATACTCTGACTGGTGTACCATCTCCTCCATTTTTAATTCTTCCTACTTTTAAGTAAGAGGGAGAGTTATTTACACGTCTCCCACCAGCTTTATAAGGGAGTTGATGAGTAGATACACCTTTAGCTTTAGTTCCTTTAGGTACAAACACCCACTTTGTAGGCTCTGATGTAACACCATCATCGAACAACTGTGCAGTCCATCTAGGGTTAACTTCTAGTAAGTCGTGAGTCTTACGAAGAGACTCCATACCTAACTCATCTAAGCCCCCTTTACTGATGGTAACACTTTCACTAGCCACGTCTTCAATTACGTGTATTGCTTGTTTGTTTTTACCATTTTCTATTATTCTACTTACATCTTTAGGAGCAGCATTAAATTCTAGAGGTCCACTAGATATGTTGAGAGAGTATGACTTCTCTCCTCTAGCCACTGCATCCTCATATAGTACTTTATTCTTTAACTCGTAGTCAAAATCATTAAGTTGCTTAAAAGCGAAGTAAGCTTCTACTTCATCTTTCCTAGCATCTCTTCCAACGATCTTCCTAAATTTTCCTAAAAACTCTTTAGGATTTAGCCATTCGTCGTTGTCTACTCCACGCTGTATAACACGGAGGGTATCTTGACCCCGCTTAGTTCCTAGAACTTTCAACGAGTTATCGAATACTTGTCTTGCAGTTTGGAACACTTGGTTCTGTGCACCCTCTACAGACCTAGCTCCTGCTACTACATTCTTAGAAATAATGTTATCAATATTACCAAAGTACTTACTAAACCAAGATAGGTTAGTAGGTGTAGAGCTATCTATCTCATTCAAAGGACTCTTTAGCTTCACAGAGAAGCCACCAGAGGGGTGTCTTATGACTTTACCATCTAGCTTATGTTTATCAATAAGATTCTGCGCAACCTTCTCAGATTTGAAAGGAGTACCTTTAGCTGTTCCTACAGAGAACTCTATTACACCAGAATCTTCAAGAGAGATATTACTGTTTAAAACCCTTTCACCACCATAGCTTGAATTGAACTCTTGAATACGTCTAGCATTTATAGAGGCTAAAGACTCAGGAGCTGTAAAGTTATCTAAGGTATTATCCAGTAGTTTAGCATTAAGCGATAAGTTCTTTTGAACTTCTCCTAGTACTCCATCTGTTTCATCGAATGGTGGTTTAAATGTACTGACCGTATCTACGACATCTATATCAGATTTAACTAACTCTCTTTCTTCAAGAGGTTTCATTAGGTCATCTGCTAAGATCTTCTTGTTGCCTAGAGCTTTAGATATGTTTAATACCTTTAAACTTTGTAAGGCTTGGATATCGAAAGGTGCTGCTACAACACTTAACATCTGGAAGAACTTAAGGCGTTCTAATTCTTTATCACTCCCATCAGCAGCTGCACTCATAAGGTCTACATCTGACTGAGGGTTATTAGCAATAACTTGTATTTCATTTAAAAAGTTTTGAATAGGGCCACGTAAGAACGCATCTTGCTCCCCTTCAGGTAGAGCTTTAGCTTGAGCTAATGCTTGTCTAAGAGTTGCATTAACACCACCTTCCCCTCCTTGAAACAATCTCTCCCCAGCTTCAATAGGGATGATTACTTTAAAAAAGTCTATAGCCTCTTGAAGTAAGTTCTCTTCATCCTCTGCATCTTGACGTTCTGCAATAAAGTTCCTTACCTTCAAGGCAAAGGCTTGATCTTTAGCCATGTCTGTCAACACACTTTCGTCTACCACATCTCTGATCTCCTCAGGGAGTGTTGTAGCAATAGCTTCTACTGCTTTATTCTCTAAAGCAAACTTATCTTCTTCCTGAAGTACATTTGCAAGCAGTTGGTTAGCAAGCACATCAGAAGTCTCGGTTTGAACAGCCGTAGTTATAGACTCCATAGAAGCACGTTTAGAAGCTTCGAACTCAGTCTCAGTAATTAAACCTCGAACACCGGAGTACCCTTCAAACACAGCTGAAGTATTAGCTTTTTCTTTAAGAGCAACAGCGTCTACATCCATAGCCTGAGCAGAGATACCTACTTGTGAAAGTAGTTCTCTAGACTCTTTTCTATCTACAGGAGTAGACACTTTAACAGGATCTTCAGGGATTATAACCTCTGCTGCCGAATCCCCTGTATTAAATAGCTCTTCCATTAACTAGAAACCTCCGAAGAATGTAGTAGCTATTGCCACCTTATCTTTAGTCTGCTGTTCTTCAAAACCAATTTCTTCTATTGCTGTTAATCTGTTACGGGTTTGTTGGTTAAGACTCTGCAATTGGTTAATAAAACCAATATTACCACCAGCTTGAGATAGAACACTTCCAGCCCCACCGAGTGCAGCAGAGCTTCCTCCGACATTTTGTTTCTCACTGTCAGCTACGATGCTAGCTCTTGCTATAATGGACTTACGTATCTGTTCTGCCACTTGCTTAGATGCTTTCAACCTCTCCCGCTTTTCTTCGATGGCTTTTAGTCTTTTCCTCTCAGCCTTCTTAGCTTTAGATGATTGTGTACCTGTTATATCTCCCGGATCAAAGAACGTAGAGAATATATCAGTACCACTTCTACTTCCTCCGAAGATACCTGCTGGATCTAAGCTGTCTTTTAATCCATCAACGATGTTACCTATATTGCTAAACAGTCCCATTATATCTTACCTTTAATACTGAATTGAGTTGTGTACCCTAGCAATTTCATATCCTTCCCAGCCTCTTGTTCGAACCTAAGGCTTACAGCCTGCCCTCTCCCTAGAACCTTGTTTTTAGTTGTAATAACAGACTCTCCTGAGTCAAAGGCTCCGGCACCTGTTGGTGTATAGATCCTTCTGAATCTATATGCTTGTTGAGCAGGGCTCCATCTACCATTAGCAGTAGAGTTATTCCAATCCCATTTAGCTCTTAGCTGGCAACCTGATTGTTTATCTAACTCAAATCCACCGCTCCCATCACTTACCCAATTCTCTTCAGTCTGTAAAAAGTGAGTAACTGTATATGGAGCAGTCTTCTTATTACTAGGCTTACTTAATGTATCGTAGCCTGTCTCCACAAATGCTGTTGGGTAAACAGTACTAAAATCTTCAAAAGCAATATCTGACTTTCTTCCAAAATCGATACTGTATTCCTGAGTAGAAGAAGGAGTGCCTGTAGTAATTACAACCTTGACTTCATCATACTCTTCTGTAGCTTCTGTTGTGTTAACTCCACATGCTATGAAGTTACCAGCAGCTTCTGACAGAGTTGCATTGTATTGTTGAGGCCATAAGCCTCCGCCTCTTATATCGAGGACAAGAGATAAATCTGTAGCATGTTTATATTCTGAAGCACCTGTCTGTGTATCACTACAGTAGTGCCATTCAACTTGTTTCTTAATTCTGTTGTATGTACCATAAGATTTCTTCTTTGAACCTAGTGGTATATCATTGTAGAAGCTTTGCATTGAACCCTCTATTATACTACCTGATTCAGCTTCTCCGAATTGATTAGTAGAGATAATAAAGATACCCTCTGCACTCCAGTAGTAGTGAGCATCCTCAACTTGAACTACAGAATGTGGAGAGATGCACCCAGAGTTAGAAACTTGGTCTAGACTAAAGTTTGTAGCATCAAATCCTTTATCAGGCCCACTGAGATACCATACACCATTGGTGCTATAAATCATAACACCATTTCTAAACTTCTTAATTTGTATAATATCTGTAGCATTATCTATCTGGAGTGTACCACCATCAGTAGCCAATAAGTCTGAAAGTCTCTGAGATGTAGGATCATTCTGTTGATAACATTTACCAACCTTATCAATACTCTCCCCTTCCATTACTTGTGAATAGTATACATTATTTTTTGAGCCATAGAACATACGCCCTGCTACGTATTCACAACATGTAGGTCGTTCTGCTATAGTCTCTTGAGGTGCGGTTAAAGCCATGTCTATCCTCTACGGTAATGCTACAGGAGTTTCGAAGTCCCAATCATAACCAGAGCCTCCACTTGAAGAACCACCAGATGATGCACCTGATCCAGACGGAGTAGTAATTATAGAATCTCTGTCTATGTTGAAAATATCAACTACGTAGTGCCCTTTAGGAGCGGGTGTGCTTCCAAAGGTCTGATCTCGTAAGAACTCTGCATCGAATATAAGATCTCCAGAAGAGTCTACCATTCCTACCCAAACTATATCAGCATTGGAAGGATACTCAGACCACGTAGTATTATACTCCGCGATAGGATCTGATTCTGTAGCACTGCCTGAGGTTAGTCTACGTTGTTTATACCAACCTTGGTTTAACAGGTTATACCTGTGGTCATCCGTAAGTGTAGATGGATGCTCATCAGTTTCTAATCCGTCATCAACCCCTAGCATATCTCTTTGCTTTAAATTAATAGCATGTACTGTTACATTCACACCATTATACTGAAGTATAGTAGGGTCTATGGGCTTAGCAGTTATAACCAGCTTGCCTTTTATTGTAGCATAGTTTAAGCGAGTAGACTCTGCTAAAGCGAGAGTACCGGCGGTAGTCCCACTGATCAAATCATTTAAATCTACACGCTCATTGTGTACAGCAGTTGTTGGGTTAGATAGGCCATCATCATCAAAAAAGTATAGATACCTTCCTACCTGCACAACTACAAAATTCTTATCAGGGTCATTTCCGACAGCTTCCCAGAGATGAGCTGAGATGGCTACATCGTGAGCATCTGCATTTCTAGTCTCTGCTAAGCGTTCTTCTCCTGATACTGTTATTCCTTTCCTAGGTCTTACAACTTGAGGGTCGTAATCTATTTCCATATTAAGCAGAGAAGGGGAAAACTCTTGAGGGAAATGTAATAAATTAGCCTCAGTGTTTAACCCTTTAGTTGGGAGTATGTACTCCTTATCACCTCTACTTCTTGGCATCTATTTATCCTTTGGTTTTAACTTGTTAGGACGTTTCTTAGCAGCTTTAAGACCATCAATGACTTTCTCTGGACGAGTCTCTTTACTTAGATACACTTTGATTGTGTTCTCAATCTGTCTAGCATCCGTCCATGAACCTGTCAATTCAGCAGGTAATTGTCCACCGCCTACAAAGAAGATCTCATATAAAGACTCCCCTTGTGGGACTCGATAAGCTACTTCCTTTCCAGCCTTTGTTTTTCCTACTACTACTTGTTTATACATACTCATCTTCCGTAATTCCTTCTTTTATCTTTAGTCCCTATCTGCTCTTTCTTCCTAGCTTTTAGAATACCTATTCTAGCTTTTCTAGCTATACCAAATATAGGCTCTTCTCTTAAAACTTCACTAGCTTCTGTAATAACAGCATTCAGGTAGGTTGGGTGAAACCACTCAGGAAAATCTATTACGTAATTATCTGATTGAGTGAATGTTCTTTGCACGGAGGTCAGTATACCACTCTTACTTGATTGCAATACAGAGTCTACATCAGAGTCGAAAGAATCAAACACTAGGTGTTCATCATCGAAATCAGTGTAGTACTGAGGAGCCTTCTTATTGTATATAACCATCTGGTAGCCACTGAAATCTGTGACTGTCTGTGTGTTAGATTCGGTAGTACTTCTTTTTCCTACTAAATCTAAGAATTCATCTGGGCTTAAGTACTCTATCTCTTTAAAATTAAGAGTTGAAGAACCAGCTTCTCCAGTTGTTACATTATACATAACTCTTGAATCGTTGATCCTCATTGCAGTATCTGGAAGCTTTAAATAGTTAGGTCTAGCAGAGTCTGCTAAGGATTCTAACTGTACTAAGTTTTCAGTAAGACCGCTAGAGAATACATCATTCACTAAGTCATTAAACACTTTTTCAGCGATAGAGGCTACTTGCTGAGAATCTATAGTGTCATCTATAGAAGAGACTCGAAACCCATCAGTTGCATCCATATAAGAGTTAACTATAGAAAGTAAAGTCAATTTAGCCATTATACACCATATCTTATTTTGAATCAAGAGGTAGAGGGCTTTCGCCCCCTACATCAATTTAGTTAGACGATATATTCTACTACTAGTTCGAATACACCAGCCGTAACTGTTCCACCAGTACTAGCGGTAATAGAAGCTGCTTCTTGAGCTACAGCGCCTGCACCAACTTGAGCACCATCACATACGATGATTGCACCAGCGGTTAAGGCTGCTTGAGCTACAGCTGCATCAATACCATCTGCATCAATCACACCGCCGCCATCAGCTTGAGAAGTACCAATGGTAAGAGTACCAGAGGTTCCTGCCATAGCTGTTATGACTTTAATGTGAGCTGATACAATAGCTGCACCAGAGGGTAAGTTAGCTAACATCTCATTGTCAGCAGAAACGGCAGGAAGATCATCATAGCTAAAGCGGAACCTTAGTTCCTTCTTTTTACCAGCACTATGCACTTCTCCACCGAACTTGTTTTGTTGTGGTAACGCACCAAAAAAGGTTTTTCGTCCACCTACGTCTTCTAAAGCCATGTTATGACCTCCTATGAATTGTCAGTTAGTAAGCAAATTAGAGACTCTGGTCTATACAGAGCAAATCCCCAATAGGCAGTAGATGACCAAGCATCACGCTTCTTACTTTCCTGACGCTCGAAAGCAGCAGTAGGTCGTTGGCGAATTACACCCATCATTGGCTTACAATCTTCATCTGCTACGCACATAGCGATACATACTTCAGTACCAGCTAATGTTGCAACACTGTCTACAGTCTCTGCAGCAGTGGATACAGGAAGAAGATTAGATACGAAGATATCAAATCCGTGGATATTACGGATGAATCTGTGAGATTTAGCAAAGCCTGACTCTAACAAACCTTCGAAACGAGGGCTGTCAGCGACTAACACTGCACCTGATGCAAGTTTATTCAACTTGTTTTCAGTTTTAGCATCTACGATAAGCAAACGACCTTCTTCAGGTACATTAGCTTTATCAAAAGATAGCTTCATGTCAGCAACAGCGTCTACGAAGTTCTGAGCAGTATACCCAGTAGCTAACGCAATACGATGTGGCTGTCCGTTGATGTTATTAGGATCAGCGGGAGTTTGAGTGCTATTGGCAGCAGCATAAAGCTCTGCTTCCATGTCTTTACCAAAAGCGTATGCACTAGCTTTAGTGCGAGTAGCCCATAACCGGTCTGCTGCACCACCAGCTGTCATTTTTAGCTTGTCAGTAACGTAGAAACCATCTTGCTTGTAATCAGTCAATGAAAGAGTGATTCTAGAAGTGTCGATAGCCGAGTAATCAATATCAGAGTTCTCTGTGTAGTCAGATACAGTTGTTTGACCAATTTGATCAACATTGAAGGTATCCCCCACAGGGAATTCTGAAGTCATGTCGTTCATGCCAACAAGACCAAGCAAGTTATCTTGGAAAGATTCTTGTAGCATCTCCCCATAGATTTGTTGCTTAGTGATGTTAACACTATTACCAGTAGTTTGTGCCATTATTAAGTTTCCTTATTAATTATATCTCGCCCCAGCTTTTTCTAAAGCGGAGAGGATATCAGTTGAAGTTACACGCTTACTATAATCCAAGTGTTTATCAGGAGCATTACTTGGAATACTAGCTGTGTTGAATGAACCCGAGGGGGTTGCTTGATTAGCAGACTCTGGCCCTTTCATTGTGGCTACAAGCATATTAGCAGTAGTTGGATTTTTAGCCATCTCGTAAATTTCAACTTTACTGACACCTAATTCAGTAGCTTTAGCTGCCATAGCTTCGTCTACTTTATCTCCAAATATTGCTGTTAACTTTTCACCTGTTTCTTGAAAGGTTCTCTCAGCTAACTCTTGAGCGGCCTTTTGTGCGGCTTCTGCTCGTTGTTTTGCTAAGTACTCTTCCATCTGCTTAGTAGCAATTGCTCCGATCTGTTCCTCACTTACTGAAGGGGTAACTTCTGAAGATTGGCTATCTTGAGACTGTTGCTGTGGTGTTAATTTAGCTAAGGCTTCCTCTATCTTAGTTGCTTGGGCTACTTGTGCTTCTAAAGCAGCAAGTCTCTCTTTGTAACTTTGATTTTCAGATTGGATAGTCTCAATGTGCTGATCTGCTGCTTGAATTTTCTTAGCTGCTGATTCTGCATCAAATACTCTATCGCCTACGCTAAAGGACAACTGGTCAGTTGTTTGTTCTGGCTTTTGGTCAAAGCTCATTTTGTGCTCCTGAGACTATTCTAAGTCTTTAATTAGTTGTCGAAGTTGCTCACGCTTACCTAAGCGCTTCGCTTTACTCCAACGGGTTTGAAACCATGTAGGGAAAGAATTCGTTTCTTCCTCCTGTATGAGTCGGTCTAACTCTCGTTCTAAATGCGCTTTCAATAAATCTGCAACTTCCCAAGCTTTCCAGCTTTTAAATTGCTTCATCATCTCTTGCTTTTTCTCTTTGTCTAGATTCGTTAAGAAACTAGGTATCCTTACTAATGCCATTATTCAGTCCCTTCTAACTCGTTCGTAATCATCTGTTCTTCTAAACTTGGTTGGGAGGCTTGTATAGCTGCACTTTGTTGTACTTGACTAGCTACTTGTTGTGCTTCCCCTTGCTCGATTATCTGAGCGTACTCTTCAAACATACCTGTGTCTTGTATCTCTAATAACTCAGATATTAGATTAGCAGTGGATTTACCTGATAAATGAGGTGCTGCAAACTGTAGTAAAGGAGTAGCAGATAACTGGGTTAAGGTTGTAAGCATCTGATTCTTTCTAGCAAATCTTCTAGCACCCTTAGGTATCAATACTCCATTAACAGCTAAATCTTCTTTAGTAACATTCAACATCTCAATAAACCCACTTTCAGACTTATTAGGGACCTTGAAAGCATTTCCAAAGTTTTCATGAGCTAGTTCAATACCAGCCTTCAGATGCTGCTCTAATGAACTTCTTTCAAAGTCTGCAGCCTTATCAATGAATCCTCTCATACCACCTTCAGTAAGCGCTGTAACCTCTCCCAAGGTTTTCTCGCCTTGCGACCTAAACCCTGTTAAATCGCTTGGCAGACGAGCTGCTGAACGTGCTGAATGAGTTAATCTATCTATATGTAGATCATAACTGAAGAATTGAGTATTGATGGCTAACTCATTTACACCGCCACCTTCTGGAGCCAAGTAAGTGACTTGTCCAGTATCTTCATCAAACATCTCTTCTACATCACCTATGTACACCTTATCAGGGTATATAAGCCTATCCAATGCTTCGCTTTTAGCGTTCTCTCTGTGGTTTACTTGGTAGTTAAGACCTACTATATTCTCTAATGGCCCCATCCCCCACAGATTATCTGGAAGCTTTTGCCAAACACTTTGAAAAATGTGTGGGTTACCAGATGCTGTTTTAATAGTGTCTTGAAGAAGAACTTCTTCTCTATCTGCAGTTACAACTATCTGTGATTCATGCAGTTCTCTATTCTGTGCATCATATACATCCCCGTAGAACCATAGCAGTTCTATGAATCCACTAGCAATGTACTGTTGATAAGTGCCAAACCCAGTTGGAACATATTGCTCATTCTTATCCTCTCCAGCATCTGAGTTAGCGAAGTTACTCCTGCTTTTAAGTAGCTTATCCACCACTTCTGAGTCTAAATCTCCGCTGTCCCCTCTCCGCTTAAGCTCTCCTAAAGAGATGATTTCTCTGATTACCTTAGGGGACGTTGCAAAGTCTGTAGCTGTTGGGTCGAAAACAATATCATACGGGCTAATACGTCTAGTCTTAGGGCCTATATACCCCTGTTTATCTCCTTTCCTCTCATTGGCGTGAAAGGTCTGAGAGAAACAAACACCATATGTTACTAAGTCACTTCTTAGTTTTGCTACTTCTTCAGCATACCCATTTAAAGCATGTCTGTTTTGTAGGTAAGATTTTATAACTTTTCTTTGTTCAATACGAGCACCTTTAGCATCCATTGGTTCAAAAGTAAACCAATCATCGTGAGGCATAACCACTTGAAGGAGTATAGCTTCTAAGTCTTGAGCAATAGCCGCTAACACTGGTGTATGTGTAGTATGTGTAAATGCCCCTGAAGCGCTTGGTAAAGAGTTGGTATCTGTTGCATATCTGTACGCTTCAACTTCTCTCCATTTAGAGATAGCAGGGGCTCTTATTCCATCCCACTCAGTCCACAGTCGTGTAACAAACTCGGCTTTATCCGAAGCTGTTACAAATGCACCTAGTGCTGTTGCTGATTCGCCACTCATCGTCTTGTTCTTCTCCCTCCGCCAAACCTACTCATAGGGATGACGTTGCTATGTTGTCTTTCTAAGCCTCTTCTCTTCAGAGGGGCTACACATTCAGCTACTGCGATAGCTAACGTATCTTTTAAATCATCATGAGGCGGTTTTGCTAGCTTAAGCTCTTCTTCTAGCATCTTAGTTAAACCACCTTTAGTGTGGTAGATAGTCCCAGTTCTGTATCTCTGGTGTAATGCATTAGCTACACGTTCTTCTTTCTTTCCCGAGTGAGATACATGAGGTTTCCCCTCTACTTCTAATCTACCGCCGTTTCTTCTAACTTCATCTTGCAGGAAGTTCTTTATGATATGACCAGCAGCATTAGTCTCTACTGTTATCTTATTAAACTCCCAATACTCTTGTAATTCTATAATCCTTTCGTAATATACTTCAGGCTTATCTGTTTGAAACCTTTCTAGTGCTAGTACGTATATGTAACCTTCATCATCGATACCTACTACAGCTAGTGCTGTGAAGTCACGCTTCTTAGCATTTAGAGAGCTACTGTCTGTCCAAGCCAAGTCAGCTGCTGCATATAGCTTTAACTTCTTACCTAAATAGTACCAAGACTTGCCATTCTGTTCTAAATGTCTAGGATCTAGGTATTTAAAATCACTCTGTTTAATTACGTGAGTGGATTCATCTGCTGGGTCATTGTAGTACTGTCCGTAGAATAGCCCTAGGTCTCCATCGATAAGAGCATCTGCTTTCTTTATAGCGAGCTCTTCTTCATCAAAACCGTACCATTCGCCATTAGGCATCTGAGCCTTAGGCCATACGAATGTACCATCTCCTGTTCGTCTGTACGAGTCTTCTACTACTCTTTCGAATACATCCCAGCGTTTATGCTTTTCACCTTGTATGGTGTATTCTATGTCTAACATCTTGGTGTACAAATCGTCTTCACTGTACTTAGTACCTACAGCTATGAAATGTCCACCACTAGAGTTAATCTTAGCGAATGACTTATAGCACTTCAGCACATCAGCTTTTCCAGACTCAGTATCCCAATTTTCATCTGTAACTAAATCATCAAAGACTGTTACATCTGAATGCATTCCAGTATTCCCTGACTTAGCAGTTGTAGCTCTAACAGATGGGTCTCGTACCATACGCTCTTTACGAGCTGGATGGTCTAGGTAGAAATTCATCTTATTCCACCCTTCAGTAGGTTTATGTACCCAAGTGTTTTTTCTTGTATCCCTTTCAAAGTTTAAATGATCAGGCCATAACTCTCTGTGTGCATCTGAGTACAGCAAAGACTCTATAGAAGTCATCTGCGCTAACACTAGAGATTCAGACCAACTAACGTAATTAATACGTGCCCAAGGCTTTATTGTTAATATCCAAGATACGTAGACTGCAGCACACCAGCTCTTCTGGTGGTCTCGAGGGATCAGGGCTAATTTACACCTAGCTTCCCCGTATTGGAAATAGTCAAAAAGATCGAAGTGTACATCACCGTAGTATCTATCTGGAGATACCCACTGTGCATAAGCTTTTAGGCTATTCTCACACTCTTCTCTTATTGCTAACAATTCTTTATTCAATTTTAATTTAGTACTCTCGTTACTTACGTATCTGTTATTTAGTCACGGATATGGTAAACTACCCTTGAAAATTGACTGTAATAGTCCTAGTTGAGCCAAGCCTGTTCTTGATGAGAAGGTTGCCGCCTGTAGACCAGACATTTAAATCACCATCTATGTCGTTGTTAGCTGTACCTCCCGGATTAAAGTTAGTAGCGGCCGCAGCCCCAAAGTTCAAAGCGCCCGAACTGTCAATTGATACAACTCCACATGAAAGTCTACTTAAAGTGGTTGTAATAGTCGCTATGCCCCTATTATCAACATTTGGAATCTCTATAGTCATGGTCGCATCATCAGCAAGAGATTGCGAGAATACGTGATTCCCAGTGTTTGCTGTGTTATTTCCGCTTTCGTCCACGCCTGTAATCCTACTTTCCAAAGAGGATACGCCGTTATCAGTGGTAGCTGTCACGCCGATTGAAGGCGTCATCTGCAGGGTTGGCTTAGCTAAACTTGCCGGTGTCGTTGTTTGATATGTCGGCTTAACTGCTGTGGATGCATGCGTAAACTTATCTACCTTTATTATAGCAACAGATTTTAAATCAGCGCTAGATGCGAATCCAAACAATCCGTTTGCGGAATCTATCTCTTTAACATAGACACTATCTACATTGGCATAAAAAACCCCGGTACTTGTAAGTGCTGGGCACGACATAAAAGACGAATGAGAAGCAGTTGATATAACGTTAGTGACATTGATGACACTATCAAAAGTCGAAGTCAAATCGGACTGAGATGCAGTTATAACTGGCGTTGCCATGGAGCCTGTTGTTGTATTATCATGTATTGTTACGTCTGAAACGTTACCTATCCTTGGTTTGATTAATGTCCCAGCAGCGAATATGCTTATCGCAGATATAGGTCGAGCAAAGGTTGCTTCCCCGCTAGTAGAATCATCATACAGGAAAGTTGGTCCAATAACATCCCCGCCGTGGATTTGTAAATCAATTTCCACTGATGCGCCAGTAATTCCTGCTATATTTCGATATATTGTAGGTGCGATTATTGTTGTTACATCATTTTGAGTTTTTATGGCTCTCCCTTTGCAATTTTTAAAGTAGCAATTTGAGATGTTTGCTGTTGTTCTTCTTACCAAATTAGATGCTACATTGGCAAAAACTTTTAATCCATCTGCATCTGTATTATTTGAGTTGTCAGTGGTTTCCCCGTTAGTAATGTCAATAAAGCTACAGCGGTCTATCAAAGTGCTTTTTACATCAAACGTGTTAAGTAGTGTAACTGTTAATCCGCTTGTGCCAGTGACGCCCGGATTTCCATTTCCAAGAGCTCTAGTGTGGTTCTTAAACTCAGTGCCGGTAATATTTACCTCTTCAAACCCGCCACGGATAAATAGGCCTGCATTACCATTGTTTCCAGTATCAACATAGGAATCATTGAACGACCCGCCGTTTATTGTCACCTTACCAGTACTCTCTTGATTGGCAAAGATGTAAAACGGATACCCTGAAACTCCTCCACCAGAAACATTGACCCCATCAATTGTTAAAGAAAATCCAGCGCAATCGATAGCAACATTATCTTCTCGACTACCGTTCGCAACGTCCGTCAATAGGCCTCCACCACCAGAAGCCTTGAGTTCTGTATCTCTCGTTAACGTAATGGTGGCGGTAGTTTTTATTTTGAATGTTTTAGAGCCAAAATCGATAGAGCTGTTATAGTTTATAATATGAACAAGACCAGCCGAGTTATCGACATCCCCCTCTGCTAAACCCCATTGCTCGACAATTGCTGGTATGGTTCCTCTCAACACAAGACATTTAGTTGCATCAGCTGTTGATACTACAATATTATAAGTGTTAGGAAGGTCTACATTTGCAGTAGTTCCTACTGTAATCACATCAAATATACCATTAGCCCTGTCTTTTACTACAGCAACATCTCCTACATTTAAAGTAGAATCTGCTGTAGCTAGTAGCATTGTATCGTAAAACTTAGCATCTGCTTCTTGGAAGGCTGCTCTGTTTACTAATTGCCCGTAGTTAACTGAATCACCTGTCTGAGTCCCATCAGGAAGATTCAATAACTTCTGACTATTCATATCTATAGGTGCAGTAACAAAACCACCATCAGAATCTAACTTAGAATCAATAGCAGCTTCTATGCCACTAAGCTCAGTATTAATTTGACTAGCTGTATTATATCCACTACCTATAGGCGTATGAGTGTAGTCTGTCATTATTTAGTCTCTTCTCTCTTCTGACGCCATTCTTCCATCCTAGTTATAGTAGGACTCTTAGTGGTCTCTTTCTTCGATTTTCTTCCAACAGGGGTCTTAGCCTTGCTTTCAGCTAATAGTGTTTTAGCAGCTGTGATGTTACCCTCTTTAGCTTGCTCTTGTAGAATCTTTTTAGCTAGAGACGCATCCCTAGCTTTCATATGTTCTCTCCACACCTTAAGGCCGTCATGTGCATGCCTAGGGTCTCCTTCTCTAAACCAATTACAGTTAACCAGTGTATCCCACACTTTCATGTTAGGAGCTAGTTTAGTTGCTGCATCGTACTCATCTACACTGTCCATGTAGATTTGATAGGCAGAGGGTAAACCTTTGTGTGGTTCTAATTTCAATGTGAATAGTGGTGGGAGGTCTTTTCTAGTCGCTGCTAGGTCATGCTTCTCCCAAAACATCTTATTAAAAGCAAACACTCCTTCTGAGGAGTATAGTTTTTTAAAGTCTTCTTTAGTCGGTAATTTCATAAGGCTCTTCCTACACTGGGGTATGTACTACAACACCTTGCGCATCTACCCAAGGATCGGCTGCAGCTGTACCTCTAGCCCTCACCATTAGATTCGTGTTCGCATTCATCAGTATCCTTGTAATACTTTTATTTGAAGTGTTTACAGCATGACCTATATCGGCCAGTTCTGCTGTTGTAGCTCTTCCGCCTCCCTGAGGATTCCAAACAACACTTCCACCATAAGCTGATGCATTAGCAGTCCAATGTGTTGGTGCATACAATGCAGTTGAATCATTAAGACAGATAACATTCTTCTCGTAGAATACTGCAGTATCTGTTGGAGGAACCCCCCCACTAGCCCTGAACACTTGACCGCTAGTTGGGTCTGTTTCTATAACTTCGTTATTTACTGAACACAGTGGGTCTATGATTGCTGATGCAGCCTCGCTACCCCTAAGCCTAGCACCATTAGTGTTTGGCTCATCTACAGCTGAAGCGTTTAATGAGTCGCAGTTTGTTAAATCTATCTGCGGTGCGCCAGCCGAAATATTAGCTATAAAACCATTATTATGCACATGATTAACGGTCCCGTTTCTATCAGAAACAAATAGACCATAGGACATAGCACAAGCAGCAGAAGTAAACCCTCTTATCCTTGTACCGTTTTTGATTCTCATTTCTGTGCACGTTCCAATGATAAAGTTATTTCCACCAGAAACGTCACACTCCTCCCACAACAAACTAGAAGCACCTTCAGCATCTATATAGTTTCTTCCTGAAGAAGCTGCTCCGTCAACTCTGAGCAAATACACAGATGACCCTGTTTTAACTGAACATTCTGTAGTTACGTTAGCAGTCAAAGTTCCATCATTCCACTGAATCCTGCTACCTTTTTCAGCACCTATCCCAAAGGTATTGTTCGTAGAGGTGCCTCTTATCATTTCTATCTTAGAAAAACTCTCTGCTAGAAACCCAGTATTACAGCCATCAGCAGTAACATCATAACAAGTGACAGAACCACCTTCATGAGATAGAAGTCCAGTGGTAGCCCCTGTCAATCTCATCGTTTCAAGTTCTAGGTCTTTAGTGCCATGTGCCCATACACAATTTCTAGCACCAATTGCAGTTCCATCAAGTATTGTCAGACTTTCGCTTGAACCTCGTAAGGTTATCTTTGCTGCTTTTGTATTAAGAGCAATAGTGGAATCTCGAAGAGGGGCGATAGTCTTTTGAGACATATCTACTACAACAGGTCTCCCCCATTCATCTGTACCACCTTGTTCATTATAAGTCCCATTTGCTATGTTTATAACAACATCGTGTTGTACAAGGTTGGGGAAGGTATCTACTGCGTATTGTATTGTAGCAGTAGCACCTGCACCAGATGACCACCCAGCCCCTTCTACATCAGAACCAAGGGCTTTGTCTACGTACAAAGTTATGTTCTTGTGTGTTGCGAATTTACTATCTTTTCTTAAAACAAGGCTCAAGCTGAGAGTATCGTGAGCAATGATATCCTCACCATTTGCGGAAGATGTGCCTGCCACTACATCAAAAATAGAGCTTAGATGGTCTTTCAGTATTACCTCATCTCCTGCTACTAAAGACGTATCTGCAGTAGCTAGAGCCTCTGTGTCGTAGAATTTAGCATCTGATGTTGATAAAGACCAGTCTAGTGTCGATAGTCCCTGCCTAAGGGTTATAGGCTCTCCAGACGTAACAGCATCAGGTAGGTTGAGTATCTGATTAGAATTCATATCTAAGTCAGCACTCATTGTATTAGGGAGATCCCCTACTCTAGATACAGTATCAGCAATAGCTGCTTCGATAAGACCTAGTTGTACATTGACATCAGACTTTACTGAATCACCTGTAACAACATCTGTCTTTGTGTATCTACTCATGCTTCTTCCTAAAAGTGTGGAGGGCGATAGCTGATAAAGCCCCTATGTACAACCACTCCATTACAGGAGTGTAGTGTTGGTACAAAAGAGAACTCTTGTTAATGTACTCGTTATAATTTAGTATATTGAATATGAAACTGATTATAAGAATTAACAAGAGTTCTAAGTTAAACGTAAGTAGCATCGTAAAAAGAGCTACTAGTAAATCTATCCCTGCGTGAGTTAAGTAGTACTTCTCTCCTAGGGAATGTGGTATTTTTAAATTACTCGAGAGTATTATTATCGCGAGTATTATCCAATCCTTTCTCTGGAAGCCCCGGCAAGTCTTCATGAACTGGCGGGTTTTCTGGGTAATCCACTGGAGGATCTGGTGGGGTATCTGTATTAGGCATAGCATCTCATATTAGTTGTGGTTGTGATTCTTAGAATCCCTACTAGCTAGATCTATCCTTAGTTGTGTGATAATCCCTGTTAACTCTTTCGTAGCTGCAGTATTCTCATCTATAGCTTTATCTATCTGTTCACCTCTTGTCTCTAAGATGGTGATACGTTTATCTGTATCCCTCTGCACCTTAAACAAGTAAGCCCCCACAGGTACGAATACCATAGCCCATATGTACTTCAATACAGCCGTTAGGGAGGCTACTTCCGGTGAAACCATTATCTCTCATTCTCTTTATTTAGTTCTTTTTCAACCATATCGAACCATTCCTGTAATTTACCTTTGTCAAGGTTATTAAGTTTAAGCTCTTCGATGAGATCTAAAGAGTATTGTTTTAAGTCATCTACAGTTTTACCTGTAAAAGGTGGGATAGGACGTACATCCGTAAGCTCGAGAGGAGGCCTCTTTACTACGTATCTAGTCTCTACTATCGTTGAGCAACTTGATAAACTCAGGGTCAAGAGGAGTATCATCACTAGTCGTTTCATTACGTACCTTCTCCTTAACAGCTTCAGTGCTGGCTTTTATCGCAGCTTCTTCTATCTTGTGTTCGACATGTATAGTTGTAGACACGTCCTCAGTAACCTCTACTGTTCGTAAAGATTCTTCTTGATTCTTATTAACTTCTTTGAGTAGTTTATTCTCTTTCCGAGTGGAAGAGAAGATAGCGAAGAAGATACCTGCTCCTGCTAGTACTGCTGCCCATAGATAAGCTTTTATTGTACTAAACATTATTTATCCTCTATAGCCTTAGTAGTCTTGAATACCCTAAGTATAACATTACCAATGATTATAACGTAAAAAAGACCTTTCTGGTCTAAGTAGTTAGTAAATTCAGGGTAAGTAAGTAAGGTCTGTAAGTAGATAACACCTACAGCATTAAACCAATTCGTAAGAGATTTATGTAAGGAGAGTAGCTTAACCTTTAGTTTCTTCATATAGTGTCTCCTCCTAGTAAGGGTTACCATACACTCGGAGCTGTAAGCTCCTCGTCTTATCCCACCCTTATTACTTAGTTACTTACCTTATCTACTTACTTAAATTCTTTATACTTTTAAAGGCATTATATACTTAGACAACAAAACTACCTAAAAAGTTCAATAAATAATTAAAAATAAGTAAAATAATTCATTATTTCGATAAAAAGATTAGGAATCTACAGATTCGATCTAAGGGTAGGGCATACTAGGGTGGGTATATATACCCTTTATAGAGCTTTCATTCGCATCACCGTTTCCCCAGGTACGAAAAACCAAAAGGTCCGAAATTTCCCAAATTATTGTAAAAAATCTCCAGTGGTCTTGCACTACATCAACGAAGGCCCCCAACCCCCCTGCACCCCTCTAAACACAGGTGATGAAGATCTTGGCATGAATCTTGCTAGTTCACACGAATATCACCAGTGGCACGACTATTGCATGCATATCTCGTGTCAAGTTTACTTTACATACATGTTAGTATGCACTCACATGCCTTGACTTGTCA